CAGGAATTTTTGGTCAGGTTTTTGTCAGGGGAATCCCTGTCACTACTTATCAAGATCCAGATTTATTTGCTTTAGCTTGGGTGCTCAACAACTTCGTCACTACTGCTGCTATAGGTTCTGGTGCGTATACATATACCTTTCTGATCCCTTTCCCATCAGTCAGGGGATACACAGACTTCTTAGGAACTATATATCCTGGGGTATATATTTCTGCTGCTAGCGATCAATACACTAATATGACTGTCAGTGACAATGGGGTAGGAGTCCTTTTGAATAGTAGCTCTATTGCCTGTGGAACGATAAATTATCTCACAGGGCAAGTTACCGTCTCCTTCCCTAGCCCTGTACCTTCGGGGACGCAGATCTACGTCAACACACAAACCTATCAGGCTGGACAGCCCAGCGCATGCCTCTACTATAACCAAACCTTTACACTACGCACAGTTCCTGATAAAGCCTACGTAATAGGAGTTGCAGCCTATGTTAACCCTGCAGCTTACGCAAACACCTCTCAGCCAGTGATCATCAACAGTATGTTCAAATACATAGCTTATGGGACTGCTAGGTACATGCTCTTAGAGCTCAAAGACTTAAGTCAGTTGGAAGTTCTTGATCAGCTATATAAAGAGCAAGAAAGGATGTTATTAAGGATTTCTACACGTCAGCGCATGCAAGGAAGAATCCCCACGATCTTTAACACAGGAATGAATGGAGCTGTATTTGGTTCTCAAGTACCTTATACGTCTTCTTCATAAGAACATATGCCTTTACCTGCATTGTCTCTATTAACTCTTAGCACCACCTGGAATCCGAATACTCCTGCTACAGTTAATGAACCTCTCATAGTTTCTGCTCCTAAGATAAACACGAACTTCAACACTATAGGTGATGGGTTTGCTCAGGATCATAACCCCCTGGGTTCTACAGTGAATGTGGGGCAGCATTTACAGAGCACATACATCACACAAACTACAACCCCTACTGCTGACCCAAATAACGTAAGGATCTTCTCTGCTCTTGTATCAGCTATACCCCAGCTATTCCTGCAATACCCTACCTCTATACTTACAAACCCTGTGCAGATTAGCCAAATCTCTACTGCTCACACTTACTCCCCAGGAGCAGGATCTTCCGTTACAGAGTTTAGCTTTTTCCTGAATACGCAGACGATAAAGATAGGGACTATTTTTGTTCCCACAGCGGTTGGTAGTTTTAACATTACTTTTAATGTACCTTTTGCTACTGCTGTAGGGTTATTGGGATGTATGCCCGCAGGGACTGCGCTTCCAGGAAATTATAGCTATAGTGGAATCACTATCACGGGATTCTCTTTAAATAGTCCCGCTACAGGAACATATTTATACATAGCTATAGGGCAATAATGCTTCTATCAAACTTCTCTGGAGGTGTAAATCAGTATTTACCCGCCTTCGGGATACAGGATAAAGAATTCGTAAGCCTAGAGAATGCTACAGTACGCAGGGGAGTAGTTTCTAAGAAGTTAGGATCATCTTTGTTAGGACAGTTGCAGCTATCTACTGGGCCTACAACCTTAGGCACAACTACAGTCTCTGGAACTTTCTCAGGAACTATAACAACCTCTCCCTTCTCAGCCTTTGTCCCCCTGACGCTCTCTGTGACCGTAGGAGCGACTACTTACACTGATGATGGCTTAGGAGACGTTATTAATGGAGCCACGACGTTTGGTACCTTTAATTACTCCACAGGAGCATTGACGCTTTCTGGAGTAGCAGCAAGCACTTCTGTAGTCGTTAGTGTTGACGTTTATCCAGGCCTCCCTGTGATGGGGATAGGAACTTTTCAGAGTGCTACGTTCCACACAAACTTCTTCCTCATAGTCTTTGATACGAGTTTCGCCTACACCTTCAACTATTCTACTAGAAAGTTTAGCAACGTCTCTTTCTATGCTATGAACTCTCTGACTCCTAATCCTGTAGAGTGGTTTGGGGCGGATTATCAGCAGTTTGACTTTGAGAATTATGAAGATGTGTTGTTCATCACTAATGGACAATCGGCGCTTAATTTTAAATCTATCACAAATATCACCTCAATAGGGGTCAATTTGGTGACAGTGACTATAGCTGGCAATGGGCTCATAGTAGGGGATCAGATATTCTTTTATGAAGTCTCTGGGATGACAGAGATCAATGGGTTAGTGGGGACTGTTACTATAGCAGGTAACCCTACCTTCACATGCACTCTGTCAGGCCCTACAGTCACGCTCTCTCCCTATACAGCAAATGGGATTGCTCAGTACTTAACTTCCAGCGTAGCTAACCCTACAGCTAATGGGATTCGTATTTACATCGAAACTCCCACATATTCAGGATTTCAGAACTTCGCTCCTCCCATAATCTCTTCAACCCTAGGGGAGACGGTATACTACATCACAGGGGCCAAACTCATCATCAAATATGGTAATAGGCTGTTGCTATTAGGAACCACTCTTACAGCCTCCAATGGCTCTATAATCGAAGAGGTGAATACCATAAGGTATAGCCAGGTGAATTCTGCACTATACACTATTGACCCTACATGTTGGTGGGAGACTCCTCAAGGGACTGGGGGGTTTATACAGCTAGCAGGTAACCAGGATATAGTTTCAGCAGAGATCTCTTATGAGCAACTCATCATAGGATTGTCATTTTCTTATCAAAAAGTAGTATCTACAGGCAACTTCATCCAGCCATTCATAAGCTTCGTCATCAGCAACGTCTATGGGTCCATCTGTCCTTTCTCCTCTGTGTTGCTAGACAATGCTGTACTAGGTATCAACACTGTAGGGATCACCCTAGCAACGACTAATGATGTGCAGCGCATTGATGAGATGACTATCCCCGATGCTACTCAACAAATATCTAGAGAAAGCAATGGGTTATTGAGGGTGTGCTGCATAAGGGACTATTTACAACAACTCATCTACTTCACCTTCCCTACACAATCCTTAACCTTCCCTTCACGGACGATAGTGCTCAACTACATAGAGAGGAACTGGAGCTTTTACAACGAAACCTTCACTTGCTATGGGCAGTATTTAGAGCAACAAGATACAGCGACATGGGACACAGAGGAATCTTGGTCAGAAATTCCATTCTGGGGAGATTTAAGCGGATCTACAGGGACTGTGCAAGTGGTAGGGGGAACGCCTACGGGGGCTGTATTACTCAAGGGCAATGCCCTCTTCAATCAACCTTACATGATCATCCAAGCAGTCACCCCAAACGTCTCGTACACAGCCTTGCAAATAAACAACCATAATCTCACGCAAGGACAATACATCTTCATAGAAGGATGCTTAGGAACAACTTCTCTCAATGACGTTAGCACTCTTATTGTACAAGTGATAGATGCTAACAACATACAGGTAGCAGCTCTTACTACAGGAACATACGGGGGATTAGGGAGAGTGGCTGTTTCAGATAACTTCCTGATACAGACTAAAGAATTTGCTCCTAACTGGGGGAAAGGGATGGGAGGGGAGTTGACAACATTACGATTACTCTTAGGAACAACTCCTACAGGATTAATCTCAGGATATGTCTCTAGTAACTTCATACCCTTCTCCACTGACAACTTCGTGGGAGATTCTGTGATTCTTCAATCTGTGATAGGAACTTCTCCTGATGTTAACTTAGGACTTACAGGCTTGCAGTATCAGCAGACATATATCTGGCATAGGTTACCAGTATTGGTGACAGGACAAACCCTACAGCTCTCTCTCTTCTTATCAGGAGACCAGATGGTTAATACAGATTACTGCCAGAGCCCTGTAGTGCTTGCTGCGTTACTCTTGGACATAACGCCAAAAGGTGCTATATTCTAAAAAATATTATGAAAAGGACTAGAGAACAACGGCAAGCTTATTATCTTAAGACTAGGGAGCAGCAGATAGCCAAGTCTAAAGAATATTATCAGAATAATAAGGACAGGATACTTAAGGAGCTTTCAGGGTTCAGAAAGAAGCTCAAAGAAATTAAAAAAAGAGCTATTAAACATTCTTGATGAAAAACCAGCCCACTGCTGTCACCAAAAATCCTATAAACACCACTTGTCCAGCTTTCTGAACTTTATTCCTTATGAACAAGGTCGCCTATTTTCCAAGATGTTGCCACAACTCCAAAGCTAATATTATTATCCTCTATATATTGCGTTGCAGCTGTCTTGAAGTATTCCGCCGCTTGTTTGACCTGCTTTTCCCTGAAATCACAATTGGAGCTAATTAACATGCAGGCAAACTTAGACAGGATGTATTCTTTGTGATGCATCTTGAAATGATCTGTTAAAGGAAGAATACATTGGAGTTGTATTGCGGACTTAGCCAGCAAAATCGGAATGGATTTGAATAACTCCCAATCATAATAGTCTAGCCATTTCATAAGGTCTTTCGCCTTCCAATAATATATTCCCTCGTGATTCCCTAAGCTATCAAAGTTAGGCTTGGAATTGTCAAAGTGGAAGACTTCGTGCGTAACCATCAGCGATTTACCCTATCTGCTTGCAAAGGCCTCTTGCTACTTCTATGTCCTCTAGACACCAACATTCGCAGGAGACCATAGCATCAATGGAGGTTTCATCTCCACTCCTAATCATAGGGATCATATTGTTTATCGCAACTGAGTAGCCTTCGTAGTATTCACAGACTGGCTTAGGAGGGGTTTGTTTTTTAATAGGAACGTAAGTTTGCTCCTGATCCATAGGCCCATAGTTCATTTTTACTTGCGCATTGTACATGACATTCTCACAACCTTCAGCAAAGTTGCAGTCGCTACCCCCCCTTCCTCTGAGCATTCTTTCTTTAGCCAGGAGCCTATCTTCAACTTCTTTTGACTTTGCATATTGCTCGTTTGCCTTTTTGTTTCTCTCTTCCGTATTAGTCCAGTACATGAAGTAAGCCCAGGCTATTGGGTCTGTTATCTGATGCTTTAGTTTGTGCAGCTTTTTATTGTGTTCACACATTTGCCCCCAGAGGCGATCTTTTTCTAGCTTAGGAATGTGCCTGCCCATTCTCTTGTCGAAGTAGGCCTTGTCTTTTTCATCGAATTCCAGGCCGTCCTGACTCTTCATTCTCAAAATTTTTAAGGAGGAGCCCTGCGCAGCAGAGTTTCCTTTTTTAAAAGCTGTTTTCAAGAGATGGGAGTTATCTGATATCTTATTATTTATACTAATGCATTTATCGCGCTTTTTTTGCCGTTTTGCGTGCTCTAGTTGCTCCAAAATTTTTCGCCCTTTTGCCGTTGTGACGTAGCTTTTCTGGCGAGATTGAAGGCGGGATAGCTTGCCTCCGTGCTTTTCATAGCGTTTAGGGGCATAAAATCCAGACTTTAGGACGCGCACTTCATGCAGTCGCTTTAATGCTCTTTGTACTTTAGACATGGAAGCTTCGGAATCTTTTTGCTTCAGATATTCCGTCATCTTCTTCATGGTTTGATAGGTATATATGTCGTCTGTGCCTTTGAGGGGAGCGATGCCATCTCTGGTGTTTTTATTGACCCACCAGTTCACATGACTGAGAACAAGTATTTCAAAGGGAGTTAAAGGTAGCTCGTCAAGATTTTTAATCTTGCGTTTAGTTTTAAACTTGCGGGTTTTGCAAGAATCTTTATCTTTGCGCTTGAGTTTTTTAGGTTTTAATGTCAGACTACTCATCGAGTGAAGGTCCTGTATCCTTTAAACGGGTGAAGTTCCTGATACTCATCGAGACAAGGTCCTTTCTCTAATGGAGTGAGTTCCTTCGAAGGTCCTTTCTCTAATGGAGTGAAGTTCTTTACTTCTTGAGCTAGGTTTCTTTCTCATTGAGATGCCTCTTAGTTTGGTTTGTTTTGCTGATCGCGCGGGGTTGGAATCGGGAAATCAGCAAAGTAAATTTGTTAGTTAAAAAATACTGGTTGCCAGTACTTCGACTCAAGGTTTAACTGCCTTGGGTCTTTTTTTTTCTCCAGACGACTCCATTCAAAATATTAGCTTTACTCTTGATTTTCTTAGATTTTAATGCCAGACTACCCATCGAGCGCAAGCTCTAGGAATTTCAGTGCGGCACGCTTTGACTCAAGGTTTAACTGCCTTGGGTCTTTTTTTCTTCGAGTGCCCTCTCTGCCTTGATCTTCTGATATCTCTCTTTAGCTTCGTTCAGCATCTTGGTTCTGTTGTTAAAATAATAACTTTCAACATAAATTTGCCTGTCAAGCTTAGTCCACTTTTTCGCAGAGTCCAGCAAAGCACCCCTATTTTGAAAATACCACCTGAAATCTGTCTCTTCAAACGTCTGGTTAGAGTGTGCCACTGAAATCATCAACAGTCCTCCTTATATGGATTTATATTATATAATATAGTAAGTCGCGTGATAGCATTAGATATGTCATTCCCTTTTATACAACAAACCAGATCATTTTCTGACATTAACGTAAGCAAAGAACCAGAAGTATTTTTGCGCGCTTTGAACAAATTCAGCAATGATGTTTCCTTTGCTGTAAATAGCAGAACTATTGGGACATATTCTGGACAAACTTCTGCTACAGGTAATATATTTATAGGCGTTGCTACAAGTAGAATTATTTTATCAGTTAGTTCCATATTAAACGGTATCACAACAATTGCAAGCAATATTCCTACTTCAAGCAAGTTATTTTTAT